CCTAAACGCTTGATCGAACGAGGTTCGGATGATCGTCGGCACCGGGAACCGAGGCTGGTAGCTGGGCGCTTGCTTGATGAAGTGGAACACGGGCACGATGCCGCGCTTGCCCTTGCGGGCCCAGATCGCCTTGTTCCCGTTGATCGTGGCCACGAAGTAATCGGCCTCTCGCCGCTTGCTGGTGGATCGCCGCGAGCCGCTGCGGTTGGAGAGTGAGCCGGCTTCACGCATGGCGCCCAGGCGGGAGAGGATCTGCACGTAGGCCGGGCCGCTCACGTTGCCGTAGGCGTTGAGCTTGGCCGGCGCGTTGTTGGCTGGCACGGCGTACTCATCAGAGCCCAGCAGGCCACGCGACTGCAGGCGCCGCTCGAACGGCTTGGGGGCACGCTTGCCGCCGACCACCTGCTGCTGCAGGTACTTGGCCGCGGCGATGCCAGAACTGCTGTAGTCGCGGAAGCCCACCACCACGGCCAGGCGCTGCTCGGTCGCTGGCTTCACGAACGTGCTGTTCAGTGTCCAGCGGGTGGGATTGTTGATGAACGAGGGTGTCTGAGCCTTGACTGCGGCCTGAGCGGTCTTGGCCGATCGGGTCATGGCGACTGCCGTCACCCGGTCGAGCTTGTTGGCAGCGGCCAGGCAGAACGCCTGCAGGGGGGCTAGCTGGCTGGCGTCAATTCGAACGTCGAGCATGACCTAGCGCCCCCTGCGAATAGCGATGATGCGGTCCTGTGGGTGAAGCTGACGATGAAGCCAGCCAGCGGCCCAGGCGCTGCGGGCGTTGTGGCCCACGTCCATGGTGCGGTGCTCGTCGAGTCGGATGGTGACCAGCCAGCGAGAAAGGGTGGCGTTCATGGCAGGGCCTCAGCTTGTGCCAGCTGCCGAACACGGGCCAATGGGATGGCCGCCACCTGAGGCACCACGGCATTGCCCAGGGCCTTCAAGCGGTCCACCCGACCGGAAAGCCCATCATCTCCTCGACAAATGACGGGTTCAGATAGGAAGGCTCGCCAGTCTGGGTTGAGTCGCTGCGGAGCAGGTGGCCAGGCAGGCTGTCCCGCCCTCGCTGAGAAGGCGGGAGGGTGCTGTTCTTGGAGTCGTTGACTGTTGGCGTCGGGAGCCTGCCAATCACCGTCTCGAGGTGGGGGAAGCGGTTGCCGTTGAGGTTCCCGGCACTGTTGACCGGGGCTGCCATGGCTGAGCATGAGCGAGGGGTAGGCAACGCACCACCAGCGATTCCGGCGGTGACAGGCGCCCACAGCCGATGCCGGAATACATGCCCATTCCGCATCAAACCCTGCCTCGGCCAGCGTTCCGAGAACGGTGTCCAGCCCGTTAGCAGTGATCGCTGAGACGTTTTCCAAGATGACGAACTGGGGTCGTACCAGGCAAACGACTCGGATGAGTTCGTAGAACAGTCCTGAGCGGGTGCCTTGCTTGATGCCGGCTTGTTTGCCGGCAGTGGAGATGTCCTGGCAAGGGAATCCACCGCAAACAACGTCAGCTGAGCCGGGTTCCGGGTTGTAGGTGGTGATGTCGTCATGGATGGGGACATCGGGCCAGTGCTTGCGGAGAATGCGTTGGCAGAAGGGTTCGCGTTCCACGAACTGCACGGTGGTGAAGCCGCCGACTAGGTGCTCGGCGGCATAGGAGAAGCCACCGATGCCGGAGAAGGTGTCAAGCAGGCGCAGCGTCATGGCAGGGCTTCACGCATCAGGGTGGCCCACTGCTCGGGCGTGAGCACCACGCGGTAGGTGCCGCCGCGGAACCTGACGAACGTGGCGGCATGGGTGGCCTGGGCGTTGATGCGCTGCTGCTCGGCGCCCAGGGGCTTCTGCCTGGCGGCGGCGGCCACGTCGGCCCAGCTGGCCACCTGCACCACGGTGTCGGGGACGCCGTGAATGTCGCCGACGTCATCGGCGCGGCCGGCGCCCAGGGCCCGGCGGGCGGGGAATCCGAGCAGGTCGTGGATCAGTTCGGCCACTTCCCGCTCTGCCTTGTCGCCCTTGGCCTTCTGTGGGTTCCCCATGCGTCTGCGCAGTCCTAGGGATTCTGGCCAGCCTGAGGCAGGCGCTGGATCGACGCCAGGGATGGGTGACGGTTGCGGGCGAAGGCCTCGGCCTGGCGCCAGTTCAGGGCGCGCACGGTGCAACGCATGGGCCTGGCGTTCGTGAACTCCAGCAGCATGTGGAACAGCCGGGCGGCGCCGCTGCTGGTGCGTGTGAGGCCCTCGCCTGTGGCCTGGGGCTCGGTGGCATCGAGCCAGGGCAGGGCGTAGCTGGCGTCCTTGCCGTGGCGCTGCCAGTCGTCGGGCGATTGCTGGGCCATGCGGCCAGGGCGGGTGGTGGTCGTCATGGCAGGGCGTTCAGGTGGTCGAGGTAGGCGATGGCGTCAAAGGTCCCGTCGGGCTTCACGAACCGATCTGCGGCCTCGAGCAGCTGCTCGGCCGTGGTCTTGGGTTCGGGCTCGGGGTGGAACTGGCCCAGGGCGGCGAGGGCGGCCTGCTGCTCGGGAGTCATGCCGCCACCTCCTGCCACCTGAACCCGGCAGCCGTGTGGCACTTGCCCATGGCGGCCGTGCCGATGGCGCTGCTGCCGATGTAGTTCGCCCGGGCGGCGGCCATGCGTGAGGGGAACACTTCGCCGGTCTCGACGCAGCGCACCGGCCGGGCCCTCTCGGACAGCTGCAGGGGGCGGCGGGGGTAGCGGGCGATGATCGCGGCCACCAGGCGCTCCTGCTCCAGCAGCAGCATCAGGCGATCAGCGGCGATGCCGCCGAACTGCTCAGGGTGCTGCCGGGCGAAGGCGCGAATCCGGTCGCGCTTGAGGTAGACGAACCCGCGGCGCCCTGATCCCGGCCGGCCGGGGGGCTGGTAGGGCTGCAGGATCTCGGGCCATCGAATGGCCCAGTCGCGGGCGGTGTTGGGATGCAGGCCCAGGATGGTGGAGACACTGCCGGCGGTGACCCATGTCCCGGTGGGTGTGAGGCCACCGCCTGAGGCCTCGACGCGCAGGCGCAGGGCGGGCTCAGTGCGGCGGGGGTAGCCGTGGGCCTTGGCCCAGCGGTTGTAGAGCAGGGGCAGCAGAGGCCATGGCACGTCACCGGCGAGGGTGAGGGCCTGCTCAATCTCTGGTGCGCTCCAGCGGTGGCGCTGGCCGGTGGAGGCGGTCATGCGACTGCCTCCATGTCAAACAGGGACGCGGCGCTGCCCTCGGCCTGCTCCAGGAACTTGGAAGCCTGCCGCGCATACTCCGGCTTGAGTTCCACCCCGAGGTAGCGGCGGCCCATCTTGACGGCTTGATAGCCGGTGCTGCCAATGCCGTTGAAGGGGTCCAGCACCAGATCGCCGGGGTTGCTGTAAAGGGTGATGCACCGCTCGATCACGTCCAGTTGCAGCGGGCAGATGTGGCGCTCATCCTGTTGTCCCTTAGCCTGGCGGCCGTTCAGCACCTTGGTCTGGTTGACCTGCATCCACACGGGGCTGGCCAGCTCCTGCCACATGCTCACCGGCAGATCCTCAGGATCGTGGGTGATGGGATCAGGGTTCTCCTGATCCTTGCGGAAGAACAGCATGTAATCAGGCATCCCCACCCTGCTGCGACTGGAGTCCTTCTTGAGTTGCTTGTAGAGCAACCCAAGGGCCTTGGTCCGCTGCATCTCGATGACCGGATCCTTCCAGATTGTGCAGCGGGCGTGATACACCCATCCGGCGTCCTGATGGGCACGGACCAGATCGCCGCCGAAGTCATGCAGGCCGATGAATCCATCCTTGCCCTTACGGGCAGGCAGGTCTGAGCAGTGGACGCAGGCCACACGGCCAGGCTTGAGCACCCGGTAGAGCGCCTGCGTGAAGTAGGCATAGTGCTCCATGAACTCGGCATGGCTGCCGCAGTTGCCCATGTCGCGCTCCGAATCCGAGTAGACGAACAGATCAGAGAACGGCGGTGAGAACACGGCCAGATCAACGATGCCATCGGGCATGCCGTTCATGATCTCGATGCAGTCCGCCACATAGACGGCCCAGTTGCTGCCTTGATAGTCGGGTTTCATTTCAGGAAGTCAGGAAGGTGGACGTTGGCGGTACGGGTGTAGGCACGCTTGCCGGCCTGTTGCTGGTAGCCGTTCATCGCTTCTGCCATGGCCCGCTTCATGCGGGCATGATCGGCAGCCTTGCGCTGGACGTTGTTCCAGATGCTGGTTTCCGTGTCGCTGATGATGACGTGACACGTCACCGGCTGCGTCTGGCCAAAGCGCCATGCCCTGCGCACGGCCTGGTAGTGCTGTTCGTAGCTGTGGCTGACGCTGGCGAAGATCACCGTATTGGCGTGCTGCCAGTTGAGCCCCAGGCCTGCCAGCTTCGGCTTGGAGACGATCACCCGCCGCTGGCCAAAGGTGAAGCTATCCAGGGCGGCGACCTTGGCATCATGATCCATGGATCCATGCACCTCGATCGCGTCGGGGATGCTGGCAGCGAGGGCAGCGGATTCGCCGTTGGTCTCACACCAGACGATCACCGAGCCGGGGGCAGCGTTGGCCAGATCGGCTGCCCGTGCCACGCGATCCTCCATCGTCAGCCGCTTCTCACGGTGGATGGTGGTGGCACTGCCATCGGGGATCCTGAACAGCATCCCGTCCGGCACGTCTTGGGTGATGTCTGCCGCGACGGTATGCAGCTCGTAGGAGAGAGGGGGCAGCACAAAGCCGTCGTCATCACCGCCTAGATCGGACGGCAACGTGGCAGTGCGGGACCAGCTGCTCACCCATCGCCAGAAGTCGCCCTGAGCGTGGCCCTTCAGTCGCCAGTTCTGGCTGGCCGTGCTGGTGTCGTTGACGAACCAACGGCACAGCATCTCCATGCTGCCCAGGTGCCCCAGGAATTCGGAGTGGTTGCCCAGCTCCATGTGGTCATTCGGTGCCGGTGTGGCGGTGGCCGCCAGCCGGTAGGGGGTGCCGGCAAACGCCTGGCACAGCAGCTGTTTGGTGGGGCCGGAAAAACTCTTGAGGATGCTGCTCTCATCCAAGACCACACCACCAAATGCCGTGGGATCCAGCTTCGGCAGCCGCTCGTAGTTGGCGATGTTGACGCCAGACCACACGTCGGCCTGTTCACGGATCACACGGGCCTCGATGCCGATGGCCGCGCACTCCCGCTGCATCTGCCGGGCAACAGCAAGCGGGGTCAGGATCAGCGACGGTTTGCCGCTGGCATCCATGAACTCAGCGGCTGCAGCAGCCTCCACCCGGGATTTGCCGAGGCCGGTGTCAAGGAAGGCAGCGGCGCGGCCCTTCTGGCACGCGAACTCCAGGGTGGCCTGCTGATGCTTGAACAGCTCCCACTGATGGCGGGGCTGGAATCCGTGGCTGGCAGCTGCGATCCCCTTGGATGCGATGAATCTGTGGTAGCCATCGAGAGCTGCCGTCATTCGTCCACCTCCTGGGGCTTTGCGGCCTTCGGCTTGCGCACGATCCAGAACGGTTTCGCGGGCTTGGGTGTGGCGCGGCGTGTGGCGACGGCAGCCTCGCGGGCGGCCTGCAGCTGGGCCTCGAGCTCCACCACGTCGGCGGGGTAGTCGTAGGACTGGCGACCGGCGGACCACTGGAGGGCGTAGCCGCTGGCGGTGGTCAGCTTGTCGTCGACGCGGCCCAGGTCGCGCCAGGTGGAGAGCTGATCGAGTAGGCGGCGCTTGTGGGCTTCGGCCAGCTCCAGGGCGTTGGACGCGGCGACGATCTCGGCGAGCAGCACCTCGAGGGCCGTGTCGGTCTGCTGAGTCGTAGAGGTTGCGGGCATGGTCAGCGGCCGATGTGGGAAACGATGGCGGCGGTGATGGCGAAGAAGAACAGCCAGAGGGCTGAGTCCGGATGGGCGAGAAGGCGGCGCATCAGAGGGAAGTGGCAACGGACGGACCATACGGGTTCGTAGAGGGTTTGTCTACAGGCTGAACGGATCGACTCCGGAGGCGCAGAGAACGCCAGCAGCGCGAGCACGCGCCACGCGGCCCTCCACGCCCCTGTAGGAGGCCAGGGCGGCCTGCCAGGCCTCTCTGCACTCTGCGGCCCCGTAGACGGTCACACGGGCCCGCCCAGGCCTTGCCCAGAGGGTGGCGGCACCGTCGAAGGTGATCCCGTGCTCTGCAGCCAGGGTGATGTAGCCCCCCAGCTGGGCTCGGGTGCAATAGGCGCCGGAGTCGGCGCGGCCCTGGGTCTTGAGGTCGAACAGGATCCGATCCCAGCCGCCCCCCGGGCGCGGCGCCAGGTAGGCCCCATCGAAGGTCCCGGCCACGTCGAGCTCGAGGGAGTAGAGCCCCATCTCGCTGGCGCAGAGCTTCACGCCCTGCCAGAGCGGGTGCGTGAGCAGGGGCCAGATCCAGTCGATCCATGGCCAGCAGGCGGGCCAGTCGTCGGGGTGCCAGCCGGGGACTGTGGCGGCCAGCTCCAGGGCCCGGTGGGTGGTGACGCCTCGCGGTTCCCAGTCGGGGCGGGTGGCCTCGATGCGCTCCATGGCGTAGGCGCCCTTCTGGCTGGCAATCACGCCGGTGACGCTCACCGGGAAGACGTGGGTGCCGAGTCGGTAGCGGTGCTCAGGGTCACGCTCCAGGCCCGGGAGCGGGTCGAGCCAGCGGTGGGGGAGGCGGTGGAGCATGAGAAAAAAACGATACGTACCCTAGATCTCTTAGATCTCTTGGATCCCACTGCACTGGAAGGGATCTGGGGCTGTCGCCCCCCCTGGATCCCTCCTGGATCCCTTGGATCCCAGAACAGCCGTACTAGTGCGGGTGGTTCCGCGTGCGGGGAGGGATCCAAGGGATCCAAGGGATCCATCTGGGCGGTTTTCCTGAAATCGCAGGCCCCATCTAGGGATCGCAGGGATCCAGGGGATCCAGGCCTGGATCACAAATCGAACAGCCGCGCCACCAGATCGGCCCCGTCGTCGGTCAGTCGGTAGGTCATGAAGAAGCCGGCAGTCGTCGGGCACTTCTCCGCCACCACGACCGGCGCTAACCGTGTCGTGAGGATCCGCCCGATCCGCTTGTAGTCGGTGAGCGCCTGACCGTTGAGGTCGGACTTGCGCCGGGCATCGTCGGGGATGGCACCGATCGCCTTGCACAGGTCGAGTAGGCCCGGCGGCTTCGGATCCCCCGCGCGATGGCAGCCCTCGAGGAAGCGAAGCGCGGCCTTGATGTCGGCGGCCTCGCCCTTGATGGCCTGCTCGAGTTCAGCCCCGGCGTTGCGCTGGGCCTCCTCCTCCTCAGCCAGGGCCTCGTAGTCGCCAACACGGTAGAAGGCGCCCGAGTCGGCGAGGAGAGACACCACCAGATCGACGGGCGGACCTGAGCGAGCCTCACGCACCAGGCGGCGCTGCGGGCTGTCCTTCATCAGCCGCGGCCCCTTGGCCAGGTAATGCAGGGTGAGGATCGTGTTTGCCGCGCCGGCGATCGCGTTGTGGCCGCTGAGGGCCTCGGTGCCCGTGGCCTCGTTGCTCTTGTTGCAGTGGTGGATCAGCAGGAGGGTGCCGCCGGCGTCGGTGATCTGCTGCTTCAGGTCGTAGATCAGCGAGCCCATCTCTGGGTCGTTCTCCCCGAAGGCGCTGGAGCGGGTGATGGACCGGAGGCTGTCGAGCACCACGACGGCGCCCGGGTTGGCCTCGATCGCGGCCAGGAGTCGATCGATGTTGTGCTCGGTGACGCGGAAGCGCCGGGACCAGAGGAGGTCGGGGTGATCCCACAGGCCCAGGTGCTGGAGCATCTGGGCCGTGTCGCCGTCGCCCTGGTCGTCGGTCACGAGGATGACGCGGCGGCCGCCGGGGCCAGGCCCGAAGCCAAGGAAGTCGTCGCCGTTCAGCAGGGCCGCCACCAGTGCGTTGGCCAGGCGCGTCTTCCCGACCTTGGCGCGGCCGCCGATGATCGTGAGGTCGCGGCGGGGGACGCAGTTGGGCACCTCCCACTCAACGACTGGAATGGGCATGGCCTGGCGATCGGCGGCAGAGAGCGCGTCGAAGCGGTTGCCGGTGCGTTCATCCAGGTGCTCGAGGATCAGCTGGCCGATCTCCTTCTGGTTGATCGCGGTCTTCAGCTCCAGGGCGGCGTGAGCGTGGCGTACCTTGGCCATGCGCCGAAGGCTGTTGCGCTCTGAGGCGACCAGGTTGCGGATGCAGCGGTGAAAGGCTGAGAGGCGACGCTGCAGGCCGAGGCGAATGTGGCCGCTGCGGCGCTTGCCGGGCGATGGCTGGCTGGACTGCTGCTGCCCGCTGGTGGCCCCAGGCGTTGATCCGGTGCCGGGCTGGTGCGAGCCGGGGGGCTGAGCCTGGCCGCCGAACTCCATGCGGTTGAGCGGGCGGTCAACCTTGAAGGTGGAGAACTCGCCGTGGTGCTTGCCGGTGCCGCAGAAGGCCCACCGCTGGCCGTCAAGACCGGTGATGACCTGGCCCCTGCTGAGCCCCTTGGGCGGGTGGAAGGTGCCGCCGTGGAAACAGAGCACCGTGTCGGCGGTGGCAGTGCCGCGGCAAGCGACGTGGGTGTTTCGGCCGCAGATCGGGCAGTCGTCGATGGTGTGCCAGCCGGCGGCGCTGTCGCCGGTGGCGGGTTTCTTGGCGCGGCTGTTGCCGGTGCCCTTCTCCAGGATCAGGTGCACCAGGGCCCACCATTCCGGTGGGATCTCGGCCACCTCAGCGGGCTGACCGTCCCAGGTGTAAAGCCCGCCGGAGTCGATGTGCTCGCCGAGCACCACGACCTGTCCGACGCCGAAGTAGATCTCCAGCTGCTCGCCCTTGGCCGTGTCGGTCTTGGCCTGGGTTTCGAGCACGGCGTGGACGTGGCCGAGCAGTGGCCAGAGCTCGATCGGGACGGAGAAGACCAGCTTGAAGCGATCGGTGGCGGTGGTGCGCCCGACGCGCCAGGTTTCTGCGTCTGCTGGGTCGCAGCCGTGGGCGATGCAGAGCGCGGTGGCAGTGGCGCCATCCACGTCGATGGCCAGGAGGCCGTCTGCGTCGGGGCCGGTGCGCATCCCGACGCAGCGAACGACGCCATTCATGGCGGCGATCTCCTCGGGGGAGAAGGCGGCGGTCGACCAGCCCGTCAGGCCGCGGCCTGTGGCTGGGTTGATCGGGACCTTGCCACCGTCGCCCCGCTTGATGGTGCCGCAGGGGAGGAGTGGGAGGCCGCTGAGAAGCGGCAGGCGCTCGCGCCAGTTGGCTGAATCAGCCATGGGCCGCCACTGCCGGCTGGTTGCGTGCGTCGACCATGGCCAGGTGCTCGTCGACGGTGCGGCCGCCGAGGAGCTCGGGCACGTCTTCCTCTCGGATGATCTGGTCGTATTGCTGCTGGCGCCTGGCGTGTGCACGGCGGCGGCGCTGGTCGCGACGCATGGCGTCAGCGACGACGTGGCGCAGGGCCTCTGACCGGCTGACGATCGGGCCCTGAATCAGCCCGTCAAGCCAGTCGAGCTGCTCAGGGCTGAGGCGAACGGGGAGGGGCTGGAGAGCCATGCGGACCCGTAGAGAACGCACCCAAGGTAAACGGTCTGTCTACGGGTTGGCAGAGCTAGAGTGGTTTGACAGGGATCCGGCCCGCGTGCCACCGCGAGCCATCAGCAGATCCCCCGCCAGCAGAGAACGCCTCCACTGCTGACGGGTTCATCATCGCCGGGCCTGGCTCAGGCGTGGGGGCAGAAGCCGCACTCAGACCATGCCTTGCTATTGCCTTGCCGGCCACGTGTTCCCGACCAAGGAGAGCCTCAAGCAGCACATCCGGGCGGTTCGGGATCGGACTGCCCTGGGTGGCGTCATTGACGACCCAGTGCTCTTGCGGCTTCTGCGGCTTCACCCGCAGTGGGAGGAGAAGTCGAGGGGAATGACAGCGGTCGGGACCGCGATGGTGAAGGGATCACCTTCTGCCCCGCCGCAGAAGCAAATCGTCTTGCTACGTGGCGACCAGGAGCCGATGGACATCAGCTGGTCGAAGCTGGTCGCGCGGCTGCAGCATGACGGCAGCCTCAAGCATCCGACCGAGGCCAGAGAAGCACTCGACGAAGTGCGGACAGCATGTCGGCAGCTGATCGAGCCGCAGCTGGCGCCGCTGCGTGAGCCGGGGTTGCACGTTGACCACGTGTTCCCCCGGACCTTCGAGCGATTGCTATTCGACTGGGTTCAGCGGATGAACAGGTCGAGGGGGCTGCGTGTTCGGGATCTGCGAGTGGCGTCAAACGATGGATTGGTTGTTGCCCGTGGATTTCAGGATCCGATCCATGAGGTTTCCTGGGTGACCTTTCACGAGCTCCATGCTGATCTGGAGCCGGTGACGCCAGAGGAGCACGCGACTAGGCCGGTGCTCCGGATGAACTGGGATCCACTGCTGTGATTCGATCCGCGCACTCAACAATCGAGCTCCTGCGTGAGCTGGCCTGGGAGAACCCGGGCGCGCACGCCCACACGCTGGCCTGCCTGCTGATGGCGCGGTGGGGCGTGGAGGTCGACGGGCGCTGGGTGCGTGAACTGCTCCGACGCTGACCTTCGCCGCTGCACCGCGGCCCAGGTGGCTCGGGTCCTCGAGGCGATGAGGGCCGAGCCGTTGCGGATCGTGCTGCACCAGCCGTGGGGGTCTGGGTTGGTGCCGGTGGAGTGGCGCCGCGTGCGGCTGTGGCTGCTGCGGCAGGGTGATGCGTGGGTGGTGTGGCGTGCTGAGCTGCCGGGGCCCCAGGGGGTGGAGCAGTGGGAGCTCGGGTGCGAGCGCGACGACTGGACGGCCGGGCCTGATTCAGTGGTCGTCGATCCGCTGCGTCTGCTGACACGTGAAAGCCGCGGCCAGCTGTTGGAGGCGCTGGCCGCGGCGGATGTGGAGCTGAGCGGGGTGGTTATTCCTGGGCCTGCGGTGGCCTAAGCGCCCGCACCTCAGCGGTCTGGCCATGGGCCCAGCGGAGGAGCGGCACCTGCTCGAGGGCGTCGTCGAGGTCCCAATAGGGGAAGGCCTGGGCCCTGTCGTGTGACAGGGCGGGGGCGTGAAGCGGCGGGGTGGTGATCCACTGGCCGCCGCGGTAGAGGGCGAAGCTCATCGGGCCAGGGTGGCGGCCAGGTTGAGCAGGCCCAGGGTGATGGATGCCACCTGCAATAGATGGAGCGTGCGCAGGTCGGTGACGTCGACGGGCACCGCGCGCATGGGCCGCGCGACGCGCAGGCGGGGCAGGCGGCTGACGGGTGGGAGGCTGGCCATCAGAACGCCACCTCCTCATCGAGCCATGAACGGCTGCCGGTGCTGGTGTCGGCGTCGAGGGCCTTGGCCTGCTGCTCGGCGCGCTGATCGCTGAGGAAGGCTTCCTCTGCCTTGGTGATCCAGGCGGGATCGGTGGCCTCGGCCAGTTCGATGGGGCCGTAGAACCCGACGGTCACGCCCCGGGGGATGCGATCAGCTTCGGCCTGGGTGCGGATCGCCTCGCCCTTGGGTTTGCCGGTCTGGTCGTAGCTCTGCGCTTGGTCGGTGCCGGTGATCAGCAGGTCGCCCACCTGCAGCTTCCCGCCGCGGTGGGTCTTGCGGGCCTCGATCCAGCGGCCGAAGGCCATCCCTTTGAGGATCATGCGCACCCGATCGAGCTCCTGCTTGAACTTCGGCTGGCCGTCGCGGCTGATCCCATTGGGGATCCGCTCCAGCTGGCCGGTGCCCTGATTCTTCATCAGGCGGTCCCGCTGCTCGGTCTTGATGATCGCCAGCTGTGCCAGCTCGCCGATCCGCTGGTGGCGCAGCACGGGGAAGGTGGTGCGGGTCTGGTCGTTCAGTTCGATGGCCATGGGTCAGGTTTCGGGGTTGTCGTTGAGGATGGAAGGCAGGCCGAGGGCCTGGCGGATCAGCACGTGTGCGGCTCCTGAGACGTAGAGGCCTTGCTCAGTAGCGAAGGCGGCGAGGGCCTCAGCGGTGTCGGAGTAGATGTGCACGCCGATGGTGCGGTGGCCGCTGAACCGCTGCTGGTAGGGCACGGGCCGGGGGCCGCGGCGGCGGGGCTGATCAGCCATCACCGGCCACCGGCACCAGCCGGCAGGTCTGCAGGATCGTGGGCGGCACGGCCTCGCGGATGCGGGCGGCGAACAGGATCGGGTCGCGGGCCTTGAGGGCCTGGGCCTGGTGATCGGACCAGCCGCGGCCGGCGGGTTCCTCGGGGTCGATGGTGAGCCAGCAGCCAGAGCGATGCTGCAGGGCCCAGAGGGTGGTGGTGATCATGAGTGGGAGGCGATCAGCTGCTGGAGGGTTTCGAGCCGGGCCCGGGTCGTCAGGCTGCGCACGAAAGCGACCTTGATCGGGTGGGCGGCCTTGTAGGCCTTGATGATCTCGGCCAGGGCCTCCGGCTTGTTCTGGTGGAAGTCGTCGAGCGCAGCCAGGGCGGCCTCGACTTCCTCGGGGTCGGGCGCGGCGTCCTCGGCCGGGGCCTGGGGCTCCACTGCAGGGGCCGCGGGCATGGGGCAGGCCGGCTCAGGCATGGGGCAGGCGGGCTCCTGCTGCTGGAGGGGCAGGGGCGGCGCCACGGGCGCAGGCTGCTGCGTCTGCTGAGGCGCAGAGGGCGTGAGCAGCGGAAAGCCCAGCACCAGCCGGTCCAGGAACTCCGCGAGCGGGAACACGTCGCCGGCCGTGTTGTGGATCGCGGCCAGGCCGCTGTCGAGGCTGCCGCCGTCCTTGTGCGCCAGCACGGCCCGCAGGAAGGTGGCGCCGTCGTGCTGCTCCAGCTGGTGGTAGACCGCCAGGCCGAAGGCGCCCGGGTGCACCAAAGCCTCACCGGCGGCGGCGTGCTGGTACTGGGCGAGGGCCTCGAACAGGGCCGCCTGTCGGCGGCTGATCCGCTCGAGGTCCGTGATCTGTCCGTCGTCTGTCATCGGGATTCAGGCGGGCACCATCGGCCCGCCCTGAAATCCCCCCCCCCCCCCCCCCCCCCCAGTGGGGCGCGGGGTCTTGCGCTTGGCCTGCTTCTGCCAGTCCTCAAGCCACTGCAGGGGCAGCGCCTGGCCGTCGTCGTCGCGCAGGTCGCTGAGCTCGGTGCCGCTGTAGTTGTCGCCCAGGAGAACGTCCTCCATGCGGCCCTGATCCTCGGCTGGCACCACCTCGAGCAGTTCGCGGATCGCGGGGCCCGGCCGCCGCTTTGCGCCTTCGCAGACGTTGCGGAATCGGTCCCGAACCTGGCTGCTGATCGTGGCCGCCTCGCTGTCGCTGATCGCCGGGCGCGGCTGGGTGAACTGGGGCCAGGGCTGCAGACCGTAGAAGGCGGCCGAGAAGTCGCCGGCATCCCAGGGGTGCCCGTCGTCATGGAGAACCGGGCGGCCGCGGCTCACCACCTCCCGCAGCTTGCGGTCCTGAATCGGCCCGTAGTTCTCGGCCGCCAGGAGCTCATTCATGATCGCGAGCGCGACGAACAGCTTCGGTTCAGGACCCCGCAGGCGGGCGTTTTCGAGCTGGCTCCACTGGCTGTTGAACACGTGGGCAATGTTGATCGCGCGGCCCCAGTCCTGTGGCGTGTTCTGGCTCCATCCGTTGCTGATGCGCCAGCGGCGGAGGCCGGACCCGAAGGCCGCGGCGGCGGCTGCCAGCTGCTGGGTGACGCTTTCGGGGCTGTAGCGGGAGAGCGGTGCCATGGGGAGGAGGGGGGCCGACGGGATCCCCTCAACACCAACCTAAGACTTAGGACAACCCCCGAGTGGGGTAATTCCCGACTTTCTTGCGGATTGCGCATACGGTCACGCCGGCCACTCCACACCGGCCCCCAGCCCGTCTGCGTCTCCGATGAAGAACTGCGCGCCGGTGACACCAGCCGCCAGGGCCTGCCCCGCCAGCTCCTGATCCAGCGGCTGCCAGTCGATCGGCCCGCCCCCCAGCTGCAGGCCCAGGGCCCGGCCCTGCCCGTCCACGTGGATGCGCAGGCCCAGGCGCCGCAGGTGGCCATGCACCAGCCGCCGATCCTCCACCGTCTCGGCACCCGCAGAAAAGGTGGCGAGCAGCTGGCGGATCGTCTGCTGAGCCTCAGCGCCCAGGGCCTCGATGGATCGCTGCCCCTGCAGCTGCTGGAGCGCCAGGGTTGCCGCGGCCAGCTCCTGCTGCGCCTGCTCCTGCTGCAGGGCCGCCGCGGCCTGGCGCCGGGCGAGCACCACCAGCACGGCGGGATCGTCGAGGCTGGCCATCGCCTGCTCGCCGGCGGCCACCACGGCCTGGGCCTGCTCGAGGGCCTGGGCCGCGGCGTCACGTTGGGCGAGGGCCTGGCTGTGGGCTGTGGCGCGGCTGGCACCGCCCCGGGCCTCGAGCATCGCCAGGTAGTCGTCGGCCGCGAGCCGCGTCAGCAGGGCGGCCTGTGCCAGGCGCAGGGGCGTGAACGGCTGGCGGCAGTCGCCGCCCTTGAATCGGGCCTGGCAGCGCAGGTAGGAGGACGGCTGGCCGTTGCTGCGGGTCGAGCAGGTGGCGACGATCGCGGCGCCGCAGCTGCAGACCGTCAGGCCGCCCCCGATCCAGCGCATCAGATCCGTGCGCCCCAGCTGCTGCTGCCGCCGGCCGCGCATCGCCAGCAGCAGGGCCTCATGCTCGGCCTGGCTGAGCAGGGCGGGGTAGTAGCCCAGCTGGGGCGGTTCGTACTGGCGCCGTGGGTGGGGCGGCTGCTGGTCGGCTGGGATCCCCTGGCGACGTGCCAGGGCGCGGGCTTCCTTCCATGCGCGCACCTCGTCGCGGTAGCCGGGCGCCAGGATCTGCCGGGCCCCGTAGATCGCCGGCTGGCCGATCAGGTTCAGCACGCTGGAGCTGCTCCACAGGCGGGGCCTGGCGGCGGCGCCGGCCCGCTGCTGCCGGGCGGCTGCCGGTGGCGGCACGCCTTCGCTGTTGAGGATGCTGGCGACCCGGCCGCCGCCGTGCTCGCGCACCAGATCGAGCACGCGGCGCACGGTGGCGGCGTAGCTGTTGAACTGCCAGCAGCCGTCGGTCAGGCTGATCCAACAGGGGGCGCTGCCGGCGGCGGTGGGGGCGCCGGTGCGGATCCGGTCCCGCTTCACGGCATGGACGTGGGAGAGGCGGCGGGAGAGGCGGCTGCTGAATTCGTGGGCCGATCCGAGCCAGAACAGCAGCTCGTGGAGCTCCATCCCGTTCTCGCGGATCGAGGCCCGGCTGATGTCGCGGCCCTTGGCCATCACGGCGATGGTCACGCCGGCGTTCAGCATGTCGTCGATGATCACCGGCAGCACCGCCAGGGGGAAGCTGCGGGAGAAGCGATCGAGGTCCTCCACCAGCAGCGCCACCGGGCCGGGCCCGAAGCGGCCGGCGCGCAGGTCGGAGAGGAACCGCCCCAGGGCGGCCTCGAGGTTGCTGCCGTCGAACGCGCTGCGGCCAGCGTCTGAGTAGGCCTCGCCTTCCCACAGCGTCCAGCCCCGGGCGGCGCAGTAGGACCGAGGGGCGGCCGCCTGGCGGTCGAGGCCGAGGCCGGACACCTGGCCGGCAGAGCTAATTCTGGAGTAGGGCACTCCCAGCATGGGCCTCGTCTGATCCATTGCATTGACCTTAGGCGCTGCCTGAACGGACTCTTCTCAAAACAGCATCTCTAGTCCGACAGCCGCTACGGTATGGGGAGCCGCCACCGCCCCATGCCGTCTGCCTCCCTGGAGCGTGTCCGTCGCACTCGACTGCGTCAGGCGGGCCTCCTGCCGCCGGTGCCAGTGTGCCCGCAGTGCAGCGCCCGGGCACTGCAGGCCCGCGCCGGTGGACTGTGTCAGCGCTGCTGGCGCAAGACACCAGAGGGGCGTGCAGCGGACGCAGCGCGGAAGAGGCAGGGGCGATCAGCACGCACTGTGCCGGCCTGACCCCAGTACCGTCCGCCACGTGCTACAGTGACGGAGTCACGGGGAGGCCCGTGGCGTCCCTCGCACCTCGACAAATGAATACATCCCTGGTCGCGCTGGCCCACACGCTCAGCGCCGTCTCGGACGTCCTCGACGCGTTCGTCGCACTGCGCGACGCCTGCTCTGAGGACGACTGGGACGCGCTGAACGGCTCGGCTCCGCTGGAACGTCTCCTCGACGCTCTGACGGATCTCGAGGATGCGGCAGCGGAATGACCGCCGGGCCCTGCGGGGCCTTTTTTTGTGCCCGCCGCGGGGCGAGGATGCGGACGGGGTCGGCTCCACCCGCAAGGGCGAGCGCCGTGGCCGGGGGCGAGGCCCCGACCTGAAACGGCACCGAAGGCCCCACCACGTTCCGCCACGTGCTACATTCATGGACGTGGGGGAGGCATCCCCACGGCACCTTGACATAGCGGCTTCGGCCGCAGCGGGCGGTCAGCCCGATCTCCGGTGGTGGTCCATCTCTGGCACCCCACTGACTCCGCCAGGAGTCACCACACACCGGAGATCGTCATGACTGACCAGACCCGCGCCCTCACCTCCACGGGTGACGCTGAGATCGACGCGCTGTTCGCCGAGATCGATCAGCTCCTTGAGGAGATGGGCCGCTCTAACGAGCGGCTGCTGGCTCTCGCGCACGAGATGCGCGACGTCAGCGCCGAACTCGAAGAGTGGTCCTGTTGAGGGATCTGCCCCGGCCACCGGGGCACTGACTTTTATTCACCCGGTTGCAGGCGTTGAATCGCCTCCCGGATCGCGCCCGACAAGGGCAAGAGGAATCATGACCATTCCCTGCATCGCCGCTTGGGCCGTCGCCCTGCTGCTGCTCCCGCTGATCATCCTGCTGTGGGCCATGGAGACCCAGCAGCAGCGGGCGCGCCGCTGGCGGTCCTACGGCTGGAGCCAGCAGCGGATCGCCGATCGGCTCGGCTGCAGCCGCTCCAGCGTCCGCCGGTTGCTGGTGGCGTGAGCGCATGAAAAAGCCCCGGGGCTTCTGCCTCCCGGGGCCGGTGCGTCCCATGCGTGCTCAGGCTAGGCAGGCGCAGAGGGAATCACCAGAGGCGCGGCCAGCTGATCGCCCACCAGGGCCGCGCCGGCCTGCGCTTCGGTCGGTCGGCCAGCTCCTGCTGGAGCTCCAGCGCCATGATCCGCGCCGCGGCCCGCTCGATGATCGACTGCTGCATCGCGTTCTGCCGCAGCAGGCTGGCCGCCAGGGCGGCGACGGCGTGGGGTTCCTCGGTGGCTGCGTCGGCCAGGTTCAGCTCGGCACGTCGCAGCTCGAGGTCCTGCTCGAGCGTGACGGCCGGAACCATCCATTCACCCCAGCCCATGGCAGCACCGCGAGGATCCCGCCAGTCTGGGTCTGCTGAGACTGAGGCGCCATGGTTGAAGTGCCCACCATCGAGGTCGTCGTCGTTGACGGCGTGGCGCTGTTCGAGGTCAGCGGCTGCCAGGTCGTGTCACGCCACCAGCAGCTGGCTCAGGCCCAAATCGCTTGGTTCATCCTGGCCTCTGCTGCTGGCTGGCGCGTGCCGGCGCCCGTGATCCTTGCCTCTGCGAAGCCGTAGAATTGGGGTGCTCCAGCGGCTGGCAGGCCCTAGAGCGCGACCAACTCACTTGGGATGAGCTGATGAGCGGAATCGTAGACCGCACCGGCCAGCGGTTCGGACGGCTGGTGGTTGTCAAGCTAGCTGCACCCAGGATTCACCCCAATGGGCAGAAGGCGACACGCTGGCTTTGCCACTGCGACTGCGGGCAGGAAACAGTCGCGGCCGCGGGGAACCTGACGGCTGGCCACACTCAGAGCTGCGGATGTCTAGCCCGCGAAGTGAACAGGGCTGCCAGACTTACGCATGGGCGGTCTAACACGCCCGAATACAGGATTTGGCGCGGGATGCTCAACCGCGGCCGGAACCCCAAGGTCGCTAGCTACGCCCTCTACGGGGGGAGAGGCGTCGCCGTTGTGGAGCGATGGCATTCTTTCAGCGCTTTCCTTGCCGACATGGGCACCCGACCCACGCCTCGTCACAGTCTCGACCGAATTGACAACGACAGAGACTACTCACCGGAGAACTGCCGTTGGGCGACTCCAGAACAGCAGGCAAGGAACACAAGGCGAAATACCTGGGTCACATTCCAGGGGGAGCGAATGACGTTGGCGGATGCGGCAGAACGCAGTGGCATCACTCAGTCGGTTGTAACGGCTCGGCGCAAACGCGGTTGGCCTGAACAAGACTGGTTCCTCCCTGTCGGTGCTCGCGGATTAGGGCAGTTCCCTCCTGGGTCCAATGGACGGACGCCCGCCGGGTGGTGCCCTCAGTAATCCCAGACCACTCTGGGGCGGCCTCTCCTGATGCCCGTGTGCACGAACCCCTTGGGTGCGCCCTTGCCAGTGCTGTAGGGCCAAGCACGCACGCACCACTCCTGAAGTTCGTGCACACTGACTCCTTCGAGAAACCAGTCCACGGCGCCGACCCCGGGCGCATCGAATAGGTGCTCGGAGTTGCGGGCACCGCCCACCGCGGCGTTGACGGCCGGCGGCCGGTATGCGCTGGTGATGATCGCCGGCTTCCCGCCGAACGCGGCGCGGGCTTTCTCGACGAACTGGCAGAGCTCCAGGGCCGTGTCGCACTGGTGCTGGTGCTGGAACCGCCGGGCCTCCTGCCCCAGGGCCAGCTCGCCGTAGGTGATGTGGGGCGTGATCTTGAAGCTGAACGGCGCGGCCGGGGTGAACTTCACCGCCGCCGCCGCCGCCGCCACGTCTTGGGGCTTCGGCAGGCGCAGCTGGGGCAGCGTCTGGCCGGCCAGCCCGGCGCGGGCCGCCTTGAGGGCGGACTGCACCCGGCCCACCTTCGCGGTGGCGCGGTTGCCGGCGCTGTCGCCGTCGTAGACCCCGCGGCCGTTCGCCTGGGGGATGCTGGCCCATTCCTTTGCCAGGTCGAGCTGCGCGGCCTCAAGGCTGACGTCACGCCCCTGCAGGTAGTCGCGCAGGGCTGGTCGTTTGCCGCCCAGCAGCAGGGCCACCGCGAGCCAGTCCTGGGCCGCGGCGTTGAACAGGTCCGCCGACGTGAAGCCAGCCGCGGCGACCGCCATCCGCAGGGTTTCCGGGATGAACTGATACCGGCCCACGGCGAACAGGGTGCCGTCGCGCTGGAGCAGCTGCACCTGGCCGATGGTGAGCTGCTCGAGGCCGGGCCAGCCGGCGGGCGTGTCACCGGCGCGGCCCCGGTTCACGCTGGAGTAGTTGCCTTCGCCCTCGGCGATCAGGTCGAGCAGGGGCCGCACCGCGGCGAAGGGGTTCGGCGCTGCAGCGGGGCTCCCCTGCGCGCGCCAGGCGTCGGTGAACTGCTGGCGCTGCTGATCGGTCAGGCTTTCGTCGAGGGCCTGCAGGGCCGCCAGCTGGTGGGGCGTCAGGCTGCCCCGCTTCGCGGCTTCCTGCGCTGCGGCGCGCACGCTGGCGAACGTCATCGGCGGGCCAGCGGCACGGCGGCGGCCACCACGTCGAACAGCGCGCCGATCACCTCGGCCTCTGCCCGGGTCGGTTGAACGCCGGTGGCCTTGGTGACGGCGCCCACCAGCAGACCCTCGATCACGATCGGGGCGGCGCTGGCCGCCAGGGCCTGGGGCACCGTGGCATCGGCCTCAGCGAACACGGCCGCCAGCTGGCGGCGGATCGCGGGCCTCAGGCTGCGCACCAGCAGCGCACGCGCCAGGCGCAGGGCCCAGGGTTGGATGCTCGGCATTTTCATGGGTTCCTCTGTTGGATGGCGATACCCAGCGCGGTGGTGGCAGCACCGCTCCAGGCCTGCAGGGCGTCCGACTTCGACTGCCGGCAGCCCTGGCCGCCACCGCCGGCGAGGCACAGGCCCCAGTCGACGGTGGCGACGGCGGCGCTGCCCAGCAGGGCCAGGCCGGCGAACACCAGCACACCCCCCAGCAGCTGCGCGGCCTTCATCGGATCAGCTCCGCGCGGCGCGTGGCGTCCTCTCGGATTTCGTGCTTCAGGTACGGCAGGGCCATGGGCATGGCGAAGCTCACCACCAGGCACAGCGCGACGCCCTGGGCCACCCGGGCCTCGAGGATGCGGAGCCGGCACTCCACCTGCTGGAGCTCCTGCCGCGGGGCGCTCTCCTGCTCGAGGTCGCCGATCCGTGAGAAGGCCTGATTCAGATCCTCGCGCTTCTGGCCCACCAGGGTGATCAAGGTCTGCACCTGTCCTTTCAACTCACCGATCTGCACCAGAATGTCGGCGTGGCTTGGCTCCGGCATCCTGCTGAGGGGTGGCCCTGTCGCCCTCAGTCTACGGAGAGGCAGAGGCTAGGCAAACGCTCCGAGCTCCGGCCCCACGTGGCGCAGTGTCACGGTCACGTCGTAGAACCCGCCCTGCTTGGCGTCGCCTTCCTCCGGCGGTGCGGCGTAGATCCAGCGATCCGTGTCCGGTGCCACGTCGCTGGTGCTGGTGTGCCCCAGCCAGATCACGGCCGGCAGCAGGAACGACAGGTAGCCGCCCTGCTGGCCGTAGTAGTGGTCGCGGATCAGCTGCAGGTCGTCGTCGCTCAGGCCCTCGAAGGTCAGGGTCAGGCCCATCCCCACGGGATCGGTCGCGTGATTGAAGCGGATCGCCCCGCCGCCCACGGCAGGGGCTTCCGACATGGCGTAGGTGCCGAAGTCCCAGGCCCTGCCGGTGGGTTCGATCTCGGGGAAGTCTGCTGGCACGTCAGTTCTGGTAGGTCAGCACGGTGTCGGCGACCACAAAGGTGGAAGCGGTCAGGGTCACGTCGCCCCCGAAGTCGTTCACCCCTACCAATTCATCGGCCGAACTGGCCCCGCCGCGGCGCTTGTAGTAGACGGCCTTCCGGGCGGTTCCGGTGAAGCCTGTCCAGTTGACCGACTGAAACGTGACCGTTACTTGATCGGTTCCCGTGTCCTTGGCGACCACAGCGGTGCATACCTTCCCGCCTGCGCTATAGCCGGTCGCACTGATCTCGTTCGTGATGTCGCTGCGTTTCGTGTGCGTGTCCTTGTTCTCGGTGTAGCTGCTGGTCACCAGCATCACCCAGAATGTATCTGTATCGAAGTCGATCGCTCCCTTCGCGTTGTCCTCGATGCAGGACGTGTAAACGAAACTGGCCACGGCCTGCGCCTGCGAACTGGTAGGGCCAGTCTACGAATCCTCGGGGAACAGGAACAGGGGCGGGTCGAACGGCCCGGTGCCCAGCTGATCCGCACCGTCCACCGCTCACCGCCCACGATGGTGTTCTCCGGCGGCACTGACGCCAGCTCCACCTCGACCACGTAGCGGTTGGAGGGGCTGGCCCCGTCAATCGCCACGTCGGTAACGCGTGGCGGCGCCACGTAGACCCACCGGTGATCCGTGGGCGTGACGGTCGCAGGGGTGTTGATGCCGTCGAGCACGTCGTCGGGGATGGCGAACGCCAGGAACCCGCCCAGCTGGCCGGCGTAGTGGCTCTGCAGGCTGAGCATTTCGCTGCGGCTGAGCATGTCGAAGCGCAGCCTGAGCAGGTTCCCCACGATGGTGTTGGAGTGCCTAACGCGCACTTGGCGGCCGTTGTAGACCCCGTGGGGCGTGTGGGGGTAGACCCCCTGGGTGAGGGTGCGGCCGGTGACGGGCAGTGCGGGGAAGGTCGCCATGGGTCAGGCCGTCCGGAGCATGGAGAAGATTTCAATTTGGGGGTAGACGTCCGCCCCCGGCACAACGCACGGACTGCTAACGCCTAGGCCGCAGTATCCATTAAGCACCGAGTCGGTATAAAGCCCACCGAATCGGATCGCCCCGGCGCTGTCTTGATAGCCGGCATCGAATCCATTGGACCCGTCGCCGTAGCCATTGCGCACGGTTATGGGTCCATAGCGACCAGCGTAGAATCCGCTGCTAGCCGCGATGGTTATGTCGGCCAGGCCAGAGATAACAATGTTTGCACCAGTGAACCCAAGCCGCAGAAGATAGACTTCGTTCCCAGCGTTGATCGACCATTCGCTCCCGGGTGGTAGCGCGGCGATTTCGTCGTTCGTGCGGTCGATCCACTCCTGCGGCACATACGAGCCGACCCCCACCTGGGGAACGGTCGTGAGAGGGATTGGCACCTGATTGTCGAGGGAGTCCTCACCCTCCGCCGTGCCATCCCCCGGGGATGCGCCACCACCACCGCCGCCACCACCACCGCCCCAGCCGCCGCCGCCGGGTTCTTCGGCCCCCGTGAAGTCGCCGCCGGAGAAGTCACCGCCGCCGGCCTCGAGGCTGCCCAGGCCGTAGTCGGTTTCGATGTCCACTGGGTCGAGGCTGTCCTCGTCTGGCACCGTTTCGTCGTCGTCGGCGTTCACGTCACAGGTCACGGCCTCTGCCTTGCCGGTGGGAAGAATCACGCCCCCGGCGGTGGCGGCCATCACGTCAAGGGCCACCAGGCTGCGGCCGGTGTCGTCGACTGGGAAATGCACCAGCTCGAACGCCAGCTCGCCGCTGCGGGCCTTGCTGATCCGCTCGATCTGGTACAGGTAGTTGTGCTCGCCGGCCGCGGCGGATGATGCGGTGCGGGCCAGCTGCACCTGCACCACGTCGCCCACCGCCAGGGCCTGATTCGTGGTGCTGGGCCTGGCGCGAATCCTGATGGTGTGGGTGATGTAACGGCGCCGCGCCAGGGTGTAGGCCCCAACCCTGACGGCATGGAGCTCTGACGCGCAGAACACGCTGAGGTCGTGCTG